TATAACGTCCGTAACTTCAATGTCTTTTTCGCTCATGATGTGCTGATATACTCTTTTCAGCATATCATCGGTGGCGTGTCCCATTCGCCTTACTGCATATTTGCTTGGCACATTATTGGCCAACATCATAGAAGCATAGTAATGTCTTAAAGAATGAAAATTATACCTTGTTACCCCTGAACTTTCAAGCAGCCTATTATATGCGCTGGAAATTGCAGAGGGAGTCATACCGGTCAGGCTATCCTCTTTACTTTTGTCTTTCGTTGCATCCAGAATGGTAGGATAAATATATTCAGGGATAGAAAGTGTGCGTTTACCTGAATTTGTTTTTGTACCCTTTGTAACCCATTCCTTGTTTTCACTCTGGACGACAGCAGAATTGATGGAAAGCGTTTTTTTCTTCTTGTTGACATCTCCCACGGTTAATCCTGATATCTCACTTCGTCTTAAGCCCATCCCTGATGCTAGCATGACAGGAAGTAAAATTCTATATCCATTTGCGGCATCCATTAGCATTTTTATTTCATCGGCTTCTGGTATTTCAATTTCTGAGGACCGCTTCGCCGGTAGAGCAACACGATACACAAAGTCTGGTGCATAATAGTAGATAGATGCACTGAGCAATCCGGACATATTACGTAGTGTTTTAGGAGAAACTTGCGTAGACATTTTATTGAAATATCTTTGGAGAATATCATTGTTTAATTTTGCAATAGTAATATCTATCTCAGTAAATGCTCTTTTTTCAAGAGAAACATAACCAACAATTGTGGATGGGGATAGAATATTTCTTTTTGCATCGATATAACCACTTATCGCTTCTTTGACGGTCAAGTTTGCAGGGTTTCTTCTGCGGGTTTTGTTTAGGGCGTATTCTGCAGCTCGAAACTCTGCTTCTTTTTTTGTGGGAGCAGTAAAACGTTGGTAGACTGATTTTTCTTTTCCGTCAACGGTTTCCGTATGGCTATACACACGGCATGTCCAGGAACCGGACGGCAATTTCTTAGCTGTTGCCATAAAAAATAAGACCTCCTTTATTTATTTTGGTATGGTAAATAAAGCGGTCCTGTGATACAATTAGCTTGTTTGGGGCGATTGTACCACGGTGCGACCGCTTGTCCCTCACTTCGTTGGTAGCGGAGTGGGGGATTTTTATAAATGGTTAGTTGTATAAGTCAAGATTTTTTAGATCAAGTACATTCATATATATTGTGCCATTCTCTTTATACATTCTGATACTGTTAAATGTTTGGGTGGGAGCATCTTTAGCATTCAAAAACTCATCAGTTATTTCGTTCACAGCATAAACTAGTTTTGTATTAGATAGCTCCTGATTGTAGAATCCATATAAATAAACTTTATTTGAATTAAATTCTTCTAACTGACTGTAATCGAAGTCTAGATCATCTTTGTTTACTCCGAATTTTTCAAAAATATACTTTCCTCCATTAGTCCATCTATATTCATCACTGACATTATCGGTAGGTGATGAAGTTCTTGATGCCATATCTATAAGTTCTTCATTATCTCCGGAAGTATTATAGTAAGTCATTTGTCCATTTGTTAATGACGTTGCATATTCCGGAGTAGCCCAATATTGTCCATCAATATATACTACTTTTCCATCTGCAATGTTTTGTGCAAGTGTGGCTTTGTCCCCGGCAGAATATGGAACGTAATCAGTGGTGATTTTTTTATTTCTGGTAATCGATGCATTTTTAGTTTTACTATCCCATTTTACGCTACAATTAAAACCTTCGGCTACAAATCGTAATGGTACCATAGTACTACCATTAATAATCTGAGCGGGTGTGTCTAGTGCACAGCTTTTATCGTTAATTGCTGCAGTTGATTTATTCAAAACTAAATCAATTGAATCTAAATTACTGCCATTAATTGCGGAGATTGTTTGGGTTGAACTGTTCCATGTTACCTTACAACCAAGTGCTTCGAAAATAGGTCTGGCAGGTACCATAACACGTCCGTTTACAACCGTAGGTGGTGTTTTAGTCGTTAATGGTCTACCATCAATGGTAATAGTGGCAGCAAAAACATTTGAAGAAAATAATGTTGTTACCAATAAAGTTGTAGCAATTGTTTTCCATTTGAATTTCATTGTTCTTCCTCCTCAAATTTACAAAGATTATAAATTATGTTATAATTTTCCTTGGGGAGGATTTTTCCGTGAATCTTTTCATACTTTACCGTCCTGTGTGCAAGACAGGGCGGTTTTTTATTATATATTTAATCAAGAATTGTTAATTCCGTACAGTATCTTCGCCGTCTTGACCAAAAATGCTTTTAAAGTCTTTTCGAATGGATAAAAGACCACCGGTTATTCCATCTTCAAGTTCTTCGCTACGGACAAGTAACCATCCTGTACTGCTTTTTACTAATTGGATGTCTACTTCTGTTTCAATTGTTATATCCCTATTTGCTTCAAGTACATTCGAAAATATTTCCTTTTGTTTTGTTTTCAATGTTTCCTCATCTAGATTTATTTCCTCTTCTAAATTTGAGAAAGAAAGGGAAACTAACTCACTGATAAAATTTCCCATTGCAGGATCCATATCAATATTTTTAACTTTGGCCTTAACAGTAGCGGTGGAGTCATTTACTTCAGTAGAGATTATATTAAAGGATAGTGTTTCCAGGATAGTAAGCATTTGATAAGCTAATTCTCCGTCTTCTATTTCAGTAAATATTTGGCCGTCTTCTCTGCTAACAAAGGTCTTTGCAGTTTCTAAATCTCTGCCCTTTAATGCATTTAAGTAATTGGATACTACTTTTTCGGGTGGATCAGAAATATGTGTACCTTCATAATTTGGAGTCAGTGTTTCTTGGGACAATTTTGCATTTGGAGTTTTGAGTATGGTAAGTCCTGTTTCAACAATAATGTCTCCGAAATTTGGATTGTAATCAGATCCTTGTCCGTAACTGGATAAACCTAAAACTAGAGTTAGTACAATTGGTGCAAAAAGATTTGCTGTCATTATTACCCTCCTTTAATTTGACAAATATTAACATATAAAGTAATATTTAAGAGGGGTTGCTGGTTAGCATACTTCTTTTCCCTTACAGTATAGGTAGTACTGTGGGGGATTTTTTTATTCTTTTAATCTTAATTCAATTAATGCTGGTTCAATACCAAATATTTCAGATAATTGTCCAACAGTCTTATCTTCATACTCCGCTAATTCTTTATCATCAATTAATAAGTCAACAGCAAAGCGGTTTGCTTCTCTTTCAATTTTTGATGTAAGGAGAAACGTTTTATTTCTAATAAAATAGCAATTCATTTTTCGGTGAAGAATGGCATGACCTAGCTCATGCGCCATCACTAGCATCCTATCTCTATATTCCAGGTTTTTGTTTATAAAAATGCATCTGTGATTCTTCATAAATAAGTAGCAGCCAGAGCATTTATCAAAGTTATCAAATATCACTTCAATGTTTAAAAATTCAGCAATTTCAAACGGGTTAGAAGTTCCAAATTTTCTTTTGTAGTAGCCAGCAATTTGTTTGATACTCTTCAATAATCCACCTACTTCTTATCTTTGTTCTTATTAGGGTTGTATTTTTCCTTGTTTATTCGTTTCAGCCTTTTCAGCATCATTTCGATGCTATCGAGAACCAATTCTACTTCAGCCTCTTCGATATCTTCGCCGTCAAAGCTAGCGGGACCATCCTCTTTGCTACTTAGTTTTTTTCTAATAGCTTCCATGTCTTTAGCAATGTCTTTTTTGTCTCGGTCAGTTAATGTAAATTTTTCTGCCTGCTTAGTTTCTTCACCGTTCATCAAATAATCCACTGTTACTCCAAGGTGGCTCGCGATTGCTAATAGTCTGTCATCTGGAAAAGATCCTTTTTTAAGTTGACCAATGTATCCGTTTGCAAATCCCAAATCTTTTTCAAGTTTGGATATTGGTATTTTCCTCTCTTTACATATCGCTTTAACACGTTCAACGCTATTCATAGAGCAACCTCCGAAAAAATAGGTAAAAACCTAAAAATGTAGTTGACAAAATAGAGAATACCCTATATAATCGGATTAAGAATTAGGTGATCACCTAATTTAATTCGAGGATAGTCTCAAATAGTCTGTGGTGATTTTATTTTAGATTATTCCCTAATAATTGTCAACATATTTTTAGTTTTTTATCTAAAAAGGAGGTGTTTTTTTGTTAGAAAAAATCAAGGAATGGTGTAAAGAAAATAATACTCCGGTATCAGTACTTGAAAAAATGTGCGGTTTAGGTAACGGTACTATTAGTGGTTGGGAAAAGTCAACTCCTAGAGTTGACAGCCTGATGGCTGTGTCTAAAATTACAGGATTAAGTATAGATGAGCTAATCGGGAAGTGAGATGGAAGCTGGTTTGATGGATAATTTGAAAAATAGCCGATTGCTTCGGCGTACCAATTACATATTTTTTTAGAGGATCAGGAGGCATATGTGAAGCGGGTGGATGAGGAATTTAATGAGATGTATTTTAAAGAAATTTTACCTTTGATTTCGAAATCTTTTCTTATTTTGTCATCAAATATTTGTGACAATCAGCTGAATGGGTTTGCTGCAAGTAATGGGATTGAGGTAATTGTAAAAGAAAAAGCAAATCAAGTAAAAGAGAAACTAAACTCTTATATTGATTTGCAAGTAGAACAGAATATAAAAACTTTTAGAGATTAAGCATCGCCAGGGCAATTTTAGGGGCAGCCTTAATAATCAAGTCGAACGTAAGAGAAATACCTTTTTCGAGGAAGCTGGACTTTGTTTTTTCCCAAACTGCATTACTACGGATGCTGTCTAAATATTGGTGACCGCTGAATGTGATGGAGTTATAGCTTATGTCGTATATTAAATTGTTTGCTTCTAGTATACGAACTTTAATTAATCCTGCCTCCGTAAGTTTTTGTGTGCAATAGACAATGTTTTGTTCAGAGTAGCATTGCATTTGATTGTAGCTGGAAAGCTGTTTAAGTGATATAGATGGCGCTTCAAAGCGTTTGCCAAACTGTAAAAGGCTTTCTAGTGAAATTAAAATATCTCTAACACAATCATAATCTAATTTCATGTAAAACATCTCCCTTCTAGGAGATTGTACCACAAAGTCAATTGTTTTGGATACTAATTACATATTTTTAAAGATTTGGGAGGGGAAAACGTGACTAGGGTTAAGTCTGTTGAAGTGGTTACGCAGGTTAGGCAGATATTGGAGGTTGTTGACATAGCGGCAGCTAATGTTTTACTGGCTTCTGGTGGTTGGGTGTTGCTAAATACATATTATAATTCAGCATTCACCAGCAAAAAACCAACATTTGTGTTGGGTAGGTTGAATGAGTATTAATTGGATGTGAATTTCTCAATACTGTAGGGCTTGATTGGCGGTAATTTTAAAAAAACAGGAAAGGTTGATTTAATGGACAAAAAAGAGTTGCTTCAAAAGTATTACGACATGGAAATGAACAATGTATTTGCATATAGTTCAAATTATCTTATGAGTAGCCCAAAGAAGGGTTATGAGAGAGAATGGTGTGAGTCGAAAGAAAGAGCATCTCTCTTACTTGAGCTAATCACAGAGTAGGAGGTGTAGGTATTGAAAAAGCAAAAGGTAGATAAACGGCTTCCAGCATTAATAAAGGCGGCTATGTTTGAAAATGGAATTAGTCGGGATGAAATGGCGGTTTATTTACATGTTTCGGTTTCAACGTATAACCGCCGTATGAATCATTACCCTGAAGAATTTACAGTTAATAATTTGCGGGTGTTTAAGGATAAGCTGAAGCTAGATCCTCACGCCCTGGCAGAGGCCATGCTATGAAAATTTGATTTCCTATGAAATATAGAAAGGATGAGATTATGAAAGCAACAGGAATTACAAGAAAAGTGGACGAGCTTGGGAGGATTGTTCTGCCCATAGAGCTTAGAAGAAATTTGGGTATTAGCATTGGAGACGCTTTAGAAATTTTTACAGAAAATGATGCCATTATTTTGAAGCGGTATGATGCTGTGGATGATTTGCTTGATATGGTCAATCGCCTAAAGGATAGAGTAGTCTTTGAGGATTGCGGAAAAATGAAGCCCATTTTAATAGATAAACTTGCGGAAATTGAAGAAATTATCAAGTCCGGAACGAACGAAACAAAGGCTAGTAAGTAGAAATATTTTAGAACAGTAGCGGTCTGAGAAAGGAGGGAAAGCCGTGAAACCAAGTGAGGTAATGGAAGTAGAGAGAATATTCGAATTAAAACAGAGCAAACAAAGGCGAATGAAGAAATTACAAAAGCGTAGGCGTAGAGATTGGATTTTTTCGGAGCTATTCAAAAGTATTTTTATGATCATTGTAGCAATAGTCTCTGCAACATTTATTGAATCGTTCTCGAAAGCGGCACCGGAAAAAGCTCTCTTAGTTTTTGAGTGCTGTGCCATTGCACTGATTGTTGTTTTGGTTGGGATTTGGCTGGACAAGCCGTGGAGGAAAAAATGAGGAATTTATGCAATAAAAAAGGCACTGGGAAACCCAGCACCACACTCAAATTGATTATAGCATAAATTTATTTTTGAAACAAGAGATTTCAATATTTAATGCATAGGAGGTTTATATGAGTAAATTTAGTGTTTGCTCCATTTGTGGAGCTTCCTTAGACCACGGGGAAACCTGTGATTGCGATATTAATAATATAGAAGAAACTCCCCAGGAATGTACATGCCAAGCGGGTGAAAAAACAGAATAAGAGCAAAAAAAATGCCCCTCTCTTGTGACAGCAAGAAAGGGGCAAGGTTTTAGATAAAACCCAAGATATAGTACTTATATTATACAACATAGTACATCGTTTCACAAGTATTTTGGGTTGCTTTCCATGAAAAAGCCTGTTTCTAAAGCCTAGGAATTTAGGGGCAAAATTGCCCTTTAGCTCCTCGATAAAGAGATTAACATTAGGGCTATGGTTATTTATAGAAAGGGGTAAAGCAATGCCAAGATATAGAAAACACATATGGGCAGGAGACGTATATGAGTGTGAGGAGTATTACTCCCCAAGAGCCATTGGAAAAAAATATAACAGAGGGCAAAATGAGCTTCTGACTTCCGAGGAACAGAAAGAACGAAATTTGAAATTGGCTAGAAGAAAATTATCTAGATTGATAAATGCTAATTTCACACAAGGGGATTTGTTTATTACCCTTACATACGGAAACAAATTATCAAGGCAGGAAATCAAAAGAGAGCTGCGGAATTTTTTGAGCCGACTGAGACGTTGGAGAAAAAAGAAAGGGCTTTCTGCTGTAAAGTACATCGTAGTAACGGAAACAGAAGACAAGCGGGAGCATCATCATCTTTTAGTGAATGCCATGGATATTACCCTTAAGGAATTGACGGAGTTGTGGGGAAACGGTAGAGTTATGATTTCTCAATTAGAACCCGGCGGAGATTATACAGGCTTGGCCAGGTACATAACCAAGGAAAATGTAAAAGAATATGAAAAAAGATGGACCACAAGTAAAAATTTGGTACAACCGAAAGTCATTGTAAAAAAAATAAATTCGGCTAATCCAAAAAAGAAGCCCCAACCTCCCAAGGGGTACATGGTTGTGGAAAGCAGTGAATATTTCTCAGAGGAGATTGGCCCTATAAGATATTTAAAAGCGATTAGATTAGGCGGGGATGATTATGGAACGGGAAAAGATAAAACCGAGTTGTGAAAAATGTTTGTGCCGGCTGTGCTTCGATAAGGAAGACGGAACTTGCATGAATTGTGAACGGTGTAAGGAAAACGGCGGCGCAAATAAGGTTTGGTGTTTGATGGATTGCGATTTTATTCGGAGGGAGACATGAACGGAGGTGAAACGCCGTTGAAATTTATTGATTGGTTTGCCGGGATAGGTGGATTCCGTGCTGGAATGGAACAGGCAGGACATGAGTGCGTAGGATTTTGTGAATATGATTCCTTTGCTACAAGAAGTTATATCGCTATGCACTTGCTGACGGATGATGAAAGATTGCAATTAAAGGACCTGGAAATAAGAAAAGCGCAAAAATACATAGATGCAGAAATTATTCCTAGGATTGAAGAAAGGGAGTGGTACAGAAATGATGTCAGGACAGTTAATGTTGCCGATATACCAAGAGCCGATTGCTGGTGTTTTGGATTCCCCTGTCAAGACATTAGTGTCGCAGGAAAGCAACTGGGATTTAACGGACACCGTTCAAGTTTGTTTTTCACAGTTACAAAGCTTATTAGAGAACTCGAAGAAAAAGATAGACCCTCATACTTACTCATTGAGAACGTTAAAAACTTACTTAGTGTTAATAGAGGGCTTGACTTTGCCAAACTTCTCGTTGAACTGGATGAAATCGGGTACGATGCAGAATGGCAAGTTATTAACTCTGCAGACTATTTACCACAAAACCGAGAGAGAGTATTCATTGTTGGACATTTTAGAGGACGAAGTACCAGCAAAGTTTTTCCTATCGAAGGAGCAGACAGAAAAAATAATTTGGAGCAAATAGGCAATTTTATGCCAACGAAAAAACGTGACAATCCAAATCAAGGTAGGGTTTACAATCCTGAGGGAATAGCACCATGCCTAAATAAAATGGACGGTGGGGGTAGAGAGCCGCATATTGCTATACCCATGTTTTGCGATTTGACTTATGGAGCGGGATTGCACATTACAAAGGGTGTAAGGTGTTTACAAGCTAGGTATTACAAAGGCATTTCAAATAGAAGCAGAGAAGTGAGCGGAGTGGCAATTCCTGTTCTAACACCTGAAAGAACAGAAAAACGACAGAATGGTAGACGTTTTAAAGAAAATGGTGAGCCTATGTTTACATTGACCAGTCAGGATAGGCACGGTGTTGTAATAAAAATCAGAGAGGCAACCAAAATAGGATTTTCGATAGCAAAAATTGGGGGTAGCGTGAACCTATCTATGCCAAACAGCAAAACAAGGCGTGGACGTGTTGGTAAAGCAATTGCAAATACACTGGATACACAATGCAACCAAGGCGTTATTATTGCCATAGAAGACGGTGCAATTTATGCCATTTGGGACGAGAAATATCAGTGTTATATAGCAATTCGTAGGTTAACGCCCAAAGAGTGTTTTCGTCTGCAGGGTTGGAGTGATAAATATTTTGATAGAGCTTCCATGGTCAGCAGTGATAGTCAGCTTTATAAGCAAGCGGGCAATGGGGTAACCGTACCGGTAATTTGTGCAATAGGTATAAAGTTAGCGGTACGATAAATGGGAGAAGGGGAGATAGAATGGCTTACAATCAGCAAACAGCAAAACAGCAATATCAAAATGCAGTAAATAACGCTCAAGGGCATTTGTTTGAAAGTGCAATTGTAGCGGGGTGCATTACATACAGAGAAGACGGCCGGGCAGAAATCAATAAAACGCCTGAGCCCTTTCGGGTTTTGAATAAAAGCAGCAATGGAATGTTTATGGGGAGATTTACGGCACATGCTCAGCCGGATTTTCAAGGGACTCTTGCAGATGGAAGATCCATCGTATTTGAAGCAAAGACCACAACTTCTGACCGGATGAAGCGGGACGTACTAACAGCAGAGCAGCAGAAAGCTTTAGAAAGCCATATGAATTTGGGAGCGGTTGCAGGGGTATGCGTTGGACTTGAAGATAAGTTTTTTTTCATTCCTTGGAAAGTTTGGCGGGATATGAAAGAGTATTATGGCCGGAAGTATATCACTGCAAATGATGTTGAAGAATATCAGGTTAAGTTTAATGGATCCGTTTTGTTTTTGGATTATATGAATAAGCCAGAAAGGGTGTGAACGATGTATAAACTATTTCGTGCTTGCTTAGGAATATTTTGGGTTTTAGATATATTGAATTTTCCTTTCATGGATATTTTTGATACTACATATCCGATCAATGGGTTAGCGTGGTTGTTAATTTTTATTTTTATACCATCTATTCACCACCATACAAAGGATGAGGAATGAATGAGGATAATTTACGAGGGGGTGCAGAATGAAAACAACAGTGAAAAACAAAGGCCTTAGATTTTGTGAGTTATTTAACTGCGACCACATGAGAGGAAATATCTGCTGTGCGTATTGTTTTAACAAAGCAAAGTGTAAAAACCCTTGCTTAAACAATCCACAGCAATGTGGACAAATTAAAGGAGAGGTGGTGGATGATGAAGAAAGATAGAGATTTAAAACTGCAAAATTATAATATCTCTCATAACCGGTATCGTGAATTAGCATATTTTTGTAAGCAGTATAGAGAAAAACAATTACAGTTACGGTCAATAACAGAGCTTTCTTCACCCGGCTTTGACAGTAATGGTGGGAGAAACAAAATATCTGATAGGACTGGGAATACAGCACTAAGGCGGCTGCAACTTGAAAAGGAGTTAGAGATCATAGAACAGTCGGCAATGGAAGCGGGCAACGAGTTTTATCCGTACATACTAAGTAATGTTGTTGATGGGGTGAGATATGAGCATTTACAGATACCAATGAGCAGGAGGGCATTTTTCAGAATGAAATTAAACTTCTTTAAAATTTTATCTACGAAAAAATAAAGTTGGCACCAATTACGTTTATTTTTATGGTAATGTGGTACTATGACATTCAAAACTTCCTCTTGGGTGTTGGCGCAAGCTGGTGCCTAAACTATTTTTCGACAAATGGTAGGAATTAACTATTTTGTGTCGAATTGTAAAATTGGGGGTATTTTTAAAATAAAATTTATTGCAACCTCCTTGTGGTAACCGTTTTGTGCCAGTTGTTAGCAAAAGGAAGGGGGGGAGCTATATGGCAATTGAAATTATTTCAGCAACAATCGCAGTAGTAAGTGCGATTGCATCAATCATTATATTTTTTTATACTCAAAGTAAATCAAGAATAGTGACGTTAAAAGAATATCACATAGAGGACAATTCAGATGAAATGTTCAACGCAAGAAAAAACGTCTATATGATGGATGAGGACGAAATAGTTGATTTAACAACGGATGATAGAGATAGAGCACTGATCTGTACGCATTATCAATTCTATGCCACTTTATATTTAAACAATGTGATTGATAGAGATGTGTACAATAAAGTATTTGGGTTTGCAGCGGAGAAATTATATACAAAACTTGAACCATATATCATGAAGAGAAGGGAAAGAGATACCGACAACCATAATCTTTGTTGTGAATATGAAACGATGGTAAAAAAATATTTAAGAAAGTAAAATAGCGCCTGAGCAAGGTGCTTTTTTATTTTATTCATGAAAAAAAGTTTGGCACCAATTATATTTATTTTTATGGTAATGTGGTACCGTAGGTATTGCAAAAAACCTAAGAGGCCGTTATAAAACGAACCCTTGACTTTACATGATTGTAAAAATATGGTATTATTTTTGTGATTTCAAAGGGGGTGGGGACGTGCTAAAAAGGTCGTATGCTAGAGCATATATTTTGATGAATTCATTAGGCTATGTTCTTTTTATAATTAATTTTTTTATGAATAAGAAATATGCATTACGGGAAGGTCTTATATACGCAGCATTGGTTCTCTGGGGTGTTTCATTTATCATTCTACTTATACATCTTAGATGCCCAGATTGCGGAAAGATGACTGTTAAACCGCAGTGGTCAAAGAGCGGAACTCAGGAGTGTAGTAATTGTGGCAAAGTATTTGAATATGATAAATAGATATGTGATAAGAAACCCAGGGGGGGTGGGAAAGTGCTGAAAAGGTCATATGCTAGGGTATGTATTGTGCTTCTAGTAATTAATCTGATTATTGTTCTGGCTATGTTGTTTTTAGAACAGTATCCTGTGTTAGAGATTGTACTAGCCTGTACTGTGGTGGTATTATTTGGCTGTGTTACAATTATTCACTGTGTATTTCTTAGGTGTTTACATTGCGGAAAAACT